GGGGAAGCTAACTACAACTTGCTTTGTAAGACTTGAAGCAACGTACGACGTTTACCTGTATATCCATCTATTGGCAGAATATCCTTATTAAGGACAACTGAAAATAGATTAGTACCCATAATACCATACCATTTAAGAAACATAGGTAAGTATTCAAGTACAAGCGATGCAGACCTCTGGTCGAGGCCTGGTAATGTAGACGAATCCCAAAAAACGGATAAGTTCACATTACTTGTCTTATCTTCACTCAATGACACCGATTTCTGGTGAAAGAAAGTGTTGAATAGACTGTCATAGCTCATAAGGAAGGTACCACGCTCCTCCCCAAACAGTGAAAGATACTTTTCGTATCGAACACTATAAGGGAGACCTAATGGATTAAATCCACACCCTCCAACATCTGAGGGTATATCCATTATGGCCTTAGCAACTTTACGTTGCTGAGGGCGTAGTAGTCGAAGAGACCTTGGACCGAGCTTCTTAATGATATCAATAAAGCTATCATCGGAGCACGATTTCCACTTCATCTGTGGTTCAACTTCATCTGAGGTAATAATCTTACCACCAAATTCAGCCAGAAGAACAGAAGATATGGATTTATTCATAGACACAGGGCACTCAAGTTTCTTGAGTGCATCTGAGTAACGAATAAACAAGGAGTCATTAAGGATGATTACATCATCACCTAAAACGAAAAAGTCGTTGTTATGACAAAAATCGTTAAGGTAGTAAAGTAAAAATCCGTGAGTCATGGCAAATGCCCCAAAAGAAGGGTATAAACCTAAGGGTTGCCCCTTAGTCCATGAAATTGTCGTATTCTCAAAGAACCATGGTGCACGAGACAAATCGGAAAATAACCCGACATAATCAAGTAAACTAGGGAACAATGATGACAATAAATCTATCTGGAGTGACAGAGGAAAATAATCTGTTGCACCAGTAAGATCCACACAATGACATCTCTTTTTGTTGCGTAAGTGTTCTTGGATGTAAGGAAGGGCTTTCGATTGATCGAAAGTGCAGTCCCATGGTAAACTTTTAAGTGTACTATAGATTGCATCACCAAGAGGCTGTAAAGCCACCTGGTATACCCTATTAGGATTAGCAACAGCTCTCAGTTTTAAACCTGATTCCTGTATCAATCCTATCTTACCAACAGAATCCACGTTATGGTGAATCGGGGCAATATCACCCTCGATCCTCCATGTAAATCCACTGAATACACTAGAAAAAATCCTAGAGTACCGGTGCATAAGCGTGTATCCAGTCTTAGTTCTCGTGACGGTTTCCCATTGCGAGGCGTAAGAATCCAACTCTGATGCGGTCTTCCCATTGATAAGGGGGACACGTTTCTCAGATGATGGTCTAAATGATAAGTAAGAGGCCTGTAAAGGCTCCCAACGAATCGGGCTCTTAAAGAAAGAGCTAAGACCATTAAGAACACCTACTTTGATGTTGTCAGGGATGACAACATCAGGAGATTGTACACCTTTAAGGAACTTAGCCAATTGTTCAGGCACAGCTCCAGGGTATACGAACTTGGTATAACTTCTAAGTAGGACACCACAAGCAAACCTCTTCTTTTTACTACGAAGAGACAGCTTGAAGATATGGCTAAG